CAAGTATTTGATGAGGTATTAGCAAGAGTTCCAATAAATGAATTTTGTCTTCCCGACCCTGTTACTTCCATTATAATAGAACAAAGAAATAATGTTGTAGATACTTTAAATAAAGTAGGTAAACAGCTTGATATATTATCAATTAGTCTAGGAGTAGCATCAGGATTTTTATCTTTAGTTGATGCTATTCTTAGTGCTATTACAATAGCCGATGTAAGCCTATCAGCAGCTGGTAAATCGTTTCCTGTTATAGCAGGAACCACTGAAAATATTAGAAATGATTTAAAAACAACTTCAGATGTAGTTAGATTTGATAGTAAGGCTGAAAGTAGAATAACACCAATAGCTAATGCTTTAGCAAGTGCGGCAATATCAGTATCTGTAGTTAATTCTTTTGTAAAAGCAGCAGTAAATACTTTATCTATACTTGATCCTTATATTGAAACTTGTGGAACTAAAGCCCAAAAAAATAATTTAACAAAACTTAGTCCTACAATACAAGGTATTTTTGAAATACAATCAAAAGCATTACAAACAGCTAATCAAGCTACTTATAAAGGATTTGTAATTCAAATTGAAGAAGAAGAATTTACTCCAACCGTAAATCGTAGAAGAGCAGTTGGTTTAAACCAATATGGAATACAACAAATAAAAACCCAATTATCATTTACTACTAATAATCAAACATTAATAGATGAATTAAAATTTATTATTGACAGAGATAATTTAAAAGCTGATTAATTTAATATTTATAACATATGAAAACCTCACAATTAAAAACTTTAGTTAAAGAAGCTGTAAAGGAAGCGATCCAAGAGGAGTTGCGTGAAATTTTATTAGAAGCAGTAAAATCACCAAAAGTGGTTACTGAATCTAAAGATACTTACGCTCAACCCCATATTGAAAAACCTAAACAACTAACCCCAGAAGAACGTAAAAATATGTTCTCAGGAATTTTAGGAGAAATGCAACAAGGAGGAGCGGCTACTACAGCTTATCAAGGAACATTTAATCCTCAAGGTGTAATGCCTGGTGGTGATTTACCTGGTGGAGAAGTAGGAATGGATCAAATAATGAATATGATTAAATAATGCCTGTAGGAGCTAAAAAAATATTTCCCATAGATAGAAAACCGAGTATTGCGGTTGGGGTTAGTATTCCCTTTAATGCTCCTGGTGTATTTAATTCTACATTTACTACTCAAGATGCGGTTAGAAATAATTTAATTAATTTTTTTCTAACTAATCAAAATGAAAGATATTTAAATCCTACATTTGGAGGTAATTTAAGAGCAACTGTATTTGAACAACTATCCACAGAAAATTTAGATGGTTTAGAAGAATTAATTCAATCACAATTAAAAACTTTTTTCCCTAGTGTTAGAGTACAAAGTTTAGAATTATTTTCAAATCCTGACACTAATTCTTTAACTGTTGATTTAAAATACAATGTTGTAGATACTGGTATAGAAGATGAAATACAATTACAATTTAACTAATGGCTACTAATTTAAAAAAAAGAAATATACAATATATTAATAAAGATTTTTCTGAATTAAGAAGATCTCTTATTGATTATTCTAAAACATATTTCCCTACAACTTATAATGATTTCACCCCTGCCTCACCAGGGATGTTATTTATGGAACAAGCAGCTTATGTAGGAGATGTATTATCATTTTATTTAGATAATCAAATTCAAGAAAATTTCTTACAATATGCTCGTCAACCAAATAATTTATATGAGTTAGCTTATATGTTTGGTTATAAACCAAATGTAACACAAGTAGCTGTTGTTGATATTGATGTATATCAACAATTACCATATAAAGGAACATCCCCAAATAGAGAACCAGATTTTGATTATGCATTATTTATAGAACCTAATACAATTTTAAATTCTACTAGTAATAATTCTATCCAGTTTTTAATTGAGGAACCCATTGATTTTTCTGTATCTAGTTCAACAGACCCAACAGAAACCACTGTATTAACAGTTGATTCTAGTGGAGATCCTACATTTTTCTTATTAAAAAAGACTAGAAAAGCGATTTCATCTACCATAAATTCAACATCATTTGCTTTTAATTCACCTGTTCAATTTGATACTAGAACTATTAATGAAGAAAATATAGTAGGAATTCTAGATATTACTGATGGAACAACTGGAGAAAAATATTATGAAGTACCATATCTAGGACAAGAAATGGTATTCAATTCAATTAAAAATACTAATATAAATGACCCTAATTTCTCAGAGTATGATGATGCTCCTTATTTATTAAAATTAGAACAACAACAAAGGAGATTTGTAACTAGGGTTACTAGTACTGGGTCATTGGAAATTCAATTCGGTGCTGGTACAGCAGCTGATAATGATGAAGAAATTATTCCAAATCCTAATAATGTAGGTATAGGGTTACCTTTTGAAAAAGATAAATTAACAACTGCTTTTTCACCTTCTAATTTTTTATTTACTAAAACCTATGGTATAGCTCCTTCAAATACTACATTAAATGTAAGATATTTAACAGGAGGAGGAGTTGAATCTAATGTACCAGTTAATGATTTAACTAATTTTACAGCAAATATATCTTTTTTAAATAATAATCTTTTAGGCAGTACAGCTCAAACAATATTTAACTCAGTACAAATGACTAATCCAAATGCAGCCGATGGTGGGGGTGATGGAGATACTGTACAAGAAATTAAAGAAAATGCTTCTGCAAATTTTGGGGCTCAATTACGTAATGTAACACAAGATGATTATTTAGTTAGAGCATTATCTATGCCTTCAAAATATGGTGTTATTTCTAAAGCATTTATAGAACCAACAAAAATTCAAAATATATCAGCCGGTGAATCAAATTCAGTATTAGATTTATACGTGTTATCTTATAATGTAAACAACCAATTGTCATTATGTAGTGAGGCATTAAAACAAAATTTATCTACTTATCTTTCAATTTATAGAATGGTAAATGATTCAATTAATATTAAGGATGGATTTATAATTAATATTGGAGTTAATTTTGATATAATTGTACTTCCTGAATTTAATAATAATCAAGTATTACAAAGATGTATTTTAGCTTTACAAAATTATTTTGATATATCCAAATTAAGTAGGAGAAAGTTTAGGATATTCACAATATTCATATGATATATCATCTGCAACAAGTTCAAATGTTATTTACCCTTCACTTGATCCTATGATTTTTGAAGTTAAATATCCAAGTACAGACATACAAGGAAGAGTAGTACCTTTATAAAAATAAATTATGGGAATTTTAGATAAATATAATAAAAGTATATCAAACACAACACCGTTAGGATTAGTTAGAGACCCACAATCTCCTATTAAATCCCCTAACTCTATACCCCCACAAACTAATACTTTTAATAGAACTTCATTAGATTTAGAAAATTCTGCTCCTTTAGGGGGTCCAATAAATGAACCTTATATTACTAGAGTAGGAGGAATTAATAATGGTGAAACAAAACAATTCCCTACAACCCAACCTTACACTCCAAAAAATACTTATATAGATAGTTTACAAAGTGATGAATTAATAAGGAGAGCAAGAGATCCCTTTAAATAACAATTATGGCAATATATAAAATTTTTCCTTCAAAAGACGCTACAATATACTCAATGTACCCTACTATGAACACAGGGTTAGATGAGATTATTGAAGCTACTCTTACATCTATAGCTCCTAATGATCCCAACCCTCAAACCAGTAGATTTTTAATTAAATTTGAACAAGATGAAATTGAGGATGTAATTAATAATAAGATTAGTGGTTCTAATTGGCAAGCAAATTTAAGATGTTATATAGCTAAAACAACAGGATTAAAATTAGATACAACATTAGATGTATTTGCTGTTTCAAGTTCTTGGGAGATGGGAACAGGTAAATATTTAGATTCTCCAATCTCAACAGATGGGGTTTCATGGCAATTTTATGATGAATCAGGTAGTGCTTTATGGGATATTGTTAATACTATAAATGGAATAGCAGTATCTAATTCATATAATGATGATTATGCTCCCTTAGGTGGAGGTACTTGGTTTAATAAGTATGTATCTGAATCAATGCAACCTAATGCTTATTTAACCTCCTCCCAAGTTTATAATTATACTCAAGATAAAGATTTAAATGTAGATGTAACTAAAATTATAGATACTTGGATAACGGGTACTTTAGATTATTATGCCAACCCCTCAGATGAATCAGCAGATATAAGAACAACAATCTCAGCCTCTAATGACGGGTTTTTAGTTAAACAAAGAGTAGAATGGGTAAATAATAATAATTTCCAACCAGAAATTAAATTTTTCTCCATTGATACTAATACTATTTACCCCCCTCAGTTAGAATTTAAATGGGATGATTTTACTTATGAAACAGGATCCCTTCCTGTACTCTCAGGTCAGGATAATACAATTACTTTAGCAGAAAACCCAGGAGTATTTTATTCAGGAAGTATAAATAGATTTAGAGTAAATGCTAGACCAACATACCCCCCTAGAGTATGGCAAACATCTTCAT